GCCATTTAATTCTAAACTCTGTGTTTTCTATTAAATCTTGTTCCATTAACTGAAGTCTAGTGTCAGCTATGTTTAATCTCTCTACAATCTGGAAGTAGCCCATGGTGCCGAGTGCTACGATTATAATTAGAGAAGCAACCGTCTTCATTGGCATTTGTACAGCCGCTTCTTCAGATATGTTTAAAGGTTTCTTACTCATCTAATTGGAATATAACCTGGTTCCATAAAAAAAGCTAGTATGCATAACAAAACTATCAGTATTGCTGTGAATTTGTAATTCATAACAACCTCCAATCATTTTTTCTTTTCCTCTATTTCGTAGAAAAAATTATCAGTGTCTTCAGTTCGCCACTTCTGTGTATCCTCTACGTTCCAATAATTAGTTTGAACCTTCCAATCAGGCACTTGGTCTTTTACCGTAAACGATGGTATATCCCAAATAAGTCTGTTGTTAGGTTGAGCAGCATAGTTGCCATCATTTAGTGCCAACACATGAGCGCACTTGTGTTCGTGCGGGATCTCAGAATGATCAGTGTCTAGTATATTAGGTTCTGGATGTGCAAAGTCAACAGTAAATAAGTATTTGCCATAGTGCCATTTTTTATCTTTACCTATGTATTTACCCGCTTGTGATTCTAAAATATCCCAAGAAGTAACAGCAGGATAATAACTAAAAGAATTCCAAAGCTGTAGTTCATCAAGTCTTCTGATTGGTACGTCTTCGACTTTGAAACCACGTTGAATAAACGCGCTAATTGGTAAGCGATAAAAGATTGCGCCGTTTTCCATGATCGCATGAAATAAGAGCGCCCTACCTGTAATGCAGGTAACACCAAAGATAACACAGTCTTCAACTTCGCCTTTATGTTTTTTAAGATCATATAAATACTCCCTTCTTATTTGGGCGTATTCTACAGGAATATTTGCATTTAAGTAAGCCATAATTTATCATTTTATTGTACCCCAATTAGGCCCAGATTCATAGTCTACCTTATTGGGAACTTCTAAATCTACTGCTGATTCCATTATTTCTTTTATCTTATCAGCGTTATTATCTACAGATATATCAAGTTCATCGTGCACTTGTATATGTGGTGTAATACCCTCTTTGTGTAATTCTATCATGGCTTTCTTTGTCATATCTGCTGCAGACCCTTGTATCAATCTATTCAAAGCTTTGTAAGTAAAAGCTCTTCTGATCCCTGGTCCGTGTTCCGCGAGCGCTGCATCGTGAGGCAAAGGTTTGTGTATACCAAACTGATTTGGTTCCCATAGATGAAACCTACACAATCTACCAAGTAAGGTTCTTATTCTACCTCTACCTTGTGCACGTTGCATGACATTGTCCATAAGTTGTTTTACGAAAGGTACGCGTGAGTGATACTGTTTAAATAAACCATCAGCCCGTTCTTTGTTGACACCAAGTTCAGCCTGTAATTTATTTTTTCCCATACCATAAAACAGACCAAGGTTTATGGTCTTGGCCTGTTCTCTTGGTATGTCTGCCATCTCAGCTACAATTCTATGAAAGTCTGCATCACCTTCTTGATATGCATCTAATACATCATCAACTCCATAAAGATTCTGTAATGCTGCGTAGTGTACAACAAGACGTGGTTCTTGTTGTGAGTAATCAAATACACCCCACTTACAACCCTCCTCAGGTATAAATAAACTTCTGATCATTGGTCCAAGTTCCTTGTTCCGTGCTGGTATCTGCTGTAAATTTGGATTATTGTAACTGAATCTACCAGTTACTGTACCACCTTGATCGGATCTAAGTTGGTTTATCTCTGCATGTATTCGTCCTTTATGTTCATGTTTTAATATGGTATCTATAAATGTAGTATGAGCTTTGTTTATTTCACGGGCTCTAGCAATATGTTTAACTATTGGATGAGGATGATTCTTTAAAAAGTTTTTAGTAAATGATGGAGAGTTTGTTTTTTCAGTTCGGTCAAAAGGTAGGTTCAGTTTTTCAAAGACTCGCGCAATCGATCGAGCAGCCCATATTTGGATATCTACTGATGTTTCTTTTTTTACTTTTTGTAGGCATTCTTTTTCTTCTGCTAGTAGCTTCTGTTTTAATTGATTCGCTGCTTCAACATCTACTCGAACACCTAAGAATCGCATATCGACGAGGCAAGGAAAAAGTTCAGTCTCTAAATCAAAAATAGATTCTATATCTTGATGCTGTATCTCTTGTTTCATTTGTTGCCACAGTTCAAGAGTCATTTCTGCATCTCTTTCAGCATACTCACCCACATATATAGCAGGTAATTTATACATCTCAGACTTAGCATCTACACCCCAAAGGGCTGCTGTTTCGTTCAATACAGCCTCGTTTTTGCCTCTTCCGAGGTAATCCCGACCCATAGAGCCTAAATCATAACGAAAGCGATTCTCGTCCACGAGAGAGCCAGCAATCATGGTATCCACTATGGTCCCGTTAATTTTAAGTCCTGCAGCACGTATAAAACATACGTCATACATAGCGTTGTGAAATATTTTTGTGGAAGGATAGTTTAGAATAGTTCTAAAATAATCCATAACTTTTTTCTTATCTAGATTACCACCACCTTCGTGAGCTATTGGATAATATCCAGACCAATCTTTTACAGCTAAAGCTATACCAACTATTTCTGATCTGCCTGTGATAGAACCAGATCCCATGGTTTTTAGATCGGGATCTTTTGTTTCTAAGTCTATTGATATCTCATCATATTTAGATAAGTCAGGGAAAGATTCTGGTGGCACCCATTCTGTCTGTGGTTTAAATATTGGTTTTTGTATCATCTTTATTAACCTTTTCTATGTTGGTTAGTTTTTCAATATCTTCGTAAGGCACCATTGTTATTTTATCTTGCCTACCATCTCGTTGATAAACTTGATAAATGCCTTTTCCTTTTTCATAACCTTTCTCCTTTAATTTATTTACTACATGATTTAATAACTCTTGTCTATCAACTATCAACCAATACTTGTTTCTTTCAAAAACAATGTAGTCAGCTTTACCTTTTACCCAACCAGGTTCACCTCTAACATTTGTTCCTTCAACCCATGCAATATCATCTTGAAAATTATTGTCCCATCTGTTTTTCTTTTTCATTCCTTTGACATCAAACCTATAAGTTTTGTTTTTAAATGTTCCCTTGACGTCCCAGTGCTCTTTCATGTTTTGATAATCATTTGCCCATATTGGATCAATTAAATTTTTTGCAAACTTTTCTTCTGACATCTTTGCTTGTTTTCTGTATTCTTCCCAGCTCATGAGTAGTCCCTTTCTAATATCATTTTTAAATAATGTATTGCTTTTTCTATGTCTTGTTGTTTACCTTTTACAGAGTGCCTGCAAATATATTTTATAGCGTTGCCTTCTGCGAATAAAAGTTTATTTTCATTTATAAACTCTGCTGGTTGTATGCGAAAATTTTTATAGTGTTTGCCGCCTACCTGCTCTTCTAATGAAGAGTATGTTGTTCCTTTAAACATATCTTTGTCTGTCATATACTGTATCCTTTGTATTCTTGTTTTGGTGATATGATGTGTAGATGTTCCTTGGTCCGTGTTGCACCAACATAGAACAATCTATTTTCATCATCAGGATTTTTTTCATATCCCTTCATTGTGTTTTC